AAATTAGAGGAGTTATTAAATCGTGCCAGCGGTAACTAGAATAGGTGACGCAGATGTGGCTCATTGTTCAGGAATGACAAGAGCAGCTGGGTCAGGAAATGTAAGAGCAAATGGTATTGGTATATCTCGACAAGGAGATAACAATACAGGTCATTTATTACCTGGCGTACCATGTCCTTCTCATGCAGCTCCGATAGCAAGTGGTTCATCAACAGTTTTTGTAAATGGCAAAGGTTGTGGTAGAGTTGGTGATGGAATATCTGGTTGTACTAGTGTAGCGGCCGGTTCTCCTAATGTTTTTGCTGGTTAATTTAAAAAACTGTTATAAATATTAGTGATATGGCAAACTATGACGCTTCAAACACAAATTTAAGTAAAAAGGCGGTAAGGACTTATAAAGACCTTGACCTTGATTTTACTCGACATCCTGTAACTAATGATGTTGTAAAAATAGAAGATGTAAATGCTGTAAAAAGAAGTGTTAGAAATTTAGTTAACACACAATTTTATGAAAGACCTTTTCATCCTGAATTAGGTTGTGGTGTAAGAGATTTGTTATTTGAAAACTTTACACCAATGACAGGTATATTCATAAGAAGAAAAATTGAAGAAGTATTAACAAACTATGAACCAAGAGCGAAGATATCTTCAATAGCTGTAAACGAACAAGAAGACAGAAATGCTATAAGTGTAGAAATAAACTTTTATGTTTTAAATCTACCAAATCCAGTTACAGTTACAACAACATTAAAGAGAATTAGGTAATTAAATGGCTTCAAACAAACTTTCAGTATCAGAATTAGATTTTGATAATATAAAATTAAATTTAAAATCTTTTTTACAAGGACAATCTGAATTCCAAGATTATGATTTTGAAGGTTCTGGTTTTTCCGTTCTTTTAGATGTTCTATCATACAATACACACTATCTAGGTTTCAATGCTAATATGTTAGCAAATGAAATGTACTTAGACTCAGCAGACATAAGAAAAAATATAGTTTCAATAGCAAAGATGATTGGTTATACACCAACATCTTGTAGAGCTGCTAATTCAGAATTAACAGTAAGAGTAAATGATGTTCCATCAACAACTACATCTTTGACAATGGACAAAGGAACAGTTTTTACTTCTTCAATAGACGGAACAAGTTATCAGTTTGTAACAAATCAATCATACACTATTCAACCTGATTCTGGAGTTTTTCAGTTTGCAGGTGTAAAAGCATTTGAGGGTACTTTAGTAACTTTTAAATATACAAAGGACAATAGTGACCCCGACCAAAGATTTATTCTAACAAATAATAATATAGATACATCTACACTAAAAGTATCTGTACAAAATTCTACCTCTGATAGTACAACAGAGGTTTATACACTCGCAACAGGTTTTGGTGATTTAACAGCAACATCAAAAGTTTATTTCTTACAAGAAGCTGAAGATGGTAAGTTTGAAGTTTACTTTGGTGATGGACTATTAGGTAAAAAATTATCAGATGGTAATATTGTTATATTAGAATATATTGTTACTAATAAAACAGAGGCTAACGGTGCAAGTGCATTTGCTTTATCTGGTGACATTGATGGTTTCTCAAATGTATCTATTACGACAACTAGTATTGCAGCTAACGGTACAGAACCACAAACAAAAGAGTCGATTAGATTTAATGCGCCTTTACAATACACGGCACAAGACAGAGCAGTAACATCTAAAGATTATGAAACAATTGTAAAATCAGTTTATGCAAATGCTCAATCAGTAAGTGCATGGGGCGGTGAAGATGATGAAACACCACAATACGGTGTTGTTAAAATTGCAATCAAACCTATTTCAGGTTCTACACTAACACAATCTACAAAAGAAACAATTAAAAATCAATTAAAGAAATTTAATGTAGTATCTGTAAGACCAGAAATTGTAGACCCGGAAACTACATCTATTTTACTAACTTCAAATATTAAATACAATGAACAAACAACTGCTAAGACCTCAGATACTTTAAAAGCAAATGTATTAACAACATTAACAGATTACAATACAAATACTTTAAATCAATTTGATGGAGTTTTCAGATATTCAAAAATTGTAGGTTTGATAGACAATACAGATACAAGTATTGTTTCTAATATTACAACTTTAAAAATTAGAAAAGAATTTACACCTACAATAAATGTTTCTACAAGATATGATATCTATTTTAGAAACGCATTATATAATCCTCATTCAGGTCACAATAGTTCAGCTGGTGGTATTTTAACATCAACTGGTTTTAAAATAGATGGTGACACATCAACAATTTTCTTTTTAGATGATGATGGTCAAGGAAATGTTAGACGATATAGTTTATCAGGCTCTACAAGAGTTTATGCTAATAGTACACAAGGTACTATTGACTATACAACTGGTCAAGTTACAATTAATTCATTAAATGTATCAGTAGTAGAAAATATTAGAGGTGCAAGTTCAAGTGTATTAGAATTGACAGTTGTACCAAGTTCAAATGATGTGGTTCCTGTAAGAGACCAGATTTTAAACATAGATACGGCTAACTCAACAATAACGGTTGAAGCAGATTCATTTGTAGGTGGTTCTGCTGACGCAGGTGTAGGTTATACGACAACAAGTAGTTATTAAGGATTTAGTAAATGGCAAAATTTACTGACAAAATATCCAATCTTCTAAACAGCCAAATACCAGATTTTGTATTAGCTGACCACCCAAAGTTTGTAGAATTTCTAAAATCTTATTACACTTTTTTAGAGTCAGCTGAGATTTCAGTTACAAGTATTCAATCTACAGATGGTTTACAATTAGAATCAGAAATCAATACCGATACAAGTACACTTCTTTTAGACGCTTCAAGGATAGATACAGATAGAACACAATTAGATACTGGTGATAAAGTAATATTAGAAAGTTCTACTTATGGTAAGTTTACTAGAGGAGAAACTATAACAGGTTCTACTTCAAAAGCAACATCCGTTATTCTAAAGGAAGATTTAGCAAATGGCAAGCTTTATATTTCAGCACAAAATAAATTTATCGAAGGTGAAGAAATTGTAGGCGCAAATTCAAATGCTACAGCAATATTAGGAGATTATAAACCTAATCCTGTAAACTCAATACAAGAATTATTAAACTTTAGGGACCCCGATAAAGTTGTTTCTAACTTCTTAACTAAATTTAGAAATGAATTTTTAAATACAATTCCAGAAAACTTAGATGACAATTTAAATAAAAGAAATTTAATTAAAAATATTAAATCTGTTTATAGAGCGAAAGGTACAAGTTCAGGTCATCAAATATTTTTCAGAATGTTATTTGGTCTTACCTCAGAAACAGTTTATCCTAGAGAAAATATGTTGCGTGTGTCCGATGGTAAATGGACTACAAACAAAATTCTAAGAACAATACAAGGTATTAATTTAACTGGTGATACTTCATTATTAATTGGTCGTACTATTACAGGCCTAACATCTGGTGCAACAGGATTAGTAGAAGCTGTATCTAAATTTCAAATAGGTGCAAACGAAGTAACAGAGTTTACTTTAAATGAGGCTACAATCGTTGGTACATTTATAACAGGTGAAGAAATTAGAGGTACAGAGTCAGACACGGCTGCCACATTTATTAAAGCACAAACAACAGGTATTCCAGGAACAATTACAATTTCAAATGACGGTATCTATAGTAATGAAAATGACAATGTTATTATCACAGGTGGTGGTACAGATTCTTTAGTTACAGTTGAGTCAGTAGGTAACGGCGGTGTAACCGATTTTATTATTGACAATGGTGGTAATAGTTATAACATAGGTGATACTATAACTTTCAATAATGCAAATACAAGTGGTGGTAATGCAACAGCGGCCGTATCTCTTGTAAACGGCGGTCTTCAAGTAGAAGGCAGTACCGAAGACCATATCGTATTAGAAGACGCTACTGTAATTAGTGACCCTTATACAGGTAATAAAGTCGTACAAGAAAGTGGTACAGGTGTTGGTGATATAACTGATATTAGAATTATTAATCCTGGTTCAAACTATGTAAAAACTCCTATAGTTACAGTTACATCATCTACAGGTGAACAAGCTTCAGTTTTTGCCCACGGTGATGAAATTGGAAAAGTTTTAGGTTTAAAAATAGTTGAACCTGGTGCTGAATACAATCAGTCTCCATCTCCGCCAACTTTATCTATTCCTGGTTATATGATATTAAAAGATATATCAGGTACAATTGTTACAGACTTAGGTATTACCTCAGTTGATAGTTCTAGTTCAGCAATTACAGCTACATCAGGTACTTTTGATTCTACAAGACAACTTTTAAAATTTACATCAGCTTCAGGAACATTTCAAGTAGGCAGAGAAATTACATTAAGTAATGGTGCAACTGCTACAATTGCAAAAGTTGACCAAGCTACAGCAACAGTAAATGTTGTTGCTATTGCCGATACGGCAGGTACTTTTGTAAACCAAGATGGTCATATTTCAGATGACGCAATGAGAATACAAGATAGTTTATATTATCAGGACTTTTCATATGTAATTAAAGTTGGTCGTGTTATTAATGACTGGAGAGATTCATTTAAAAAGACTATGCACACAGCAGGTTTTTATTTTACAGGACAAGTAAACATTGAAAGTAGAATTAGTGCTCAGATTTCACAACCAGTAGATGGTATTATATCAGGTATTTCAGAAAGTCCTATATTCGGTGTTATTGATATGTTATTCTCTACCATATTTGGTAGAAGACTTGGTACTACAGATGACGGTACAACACTAAGAGCAAATTCTGAAAGAGGTGTAGACCCGGACTTTGATGATAGTACAATGTCGCCGTTCTCAACAGGTACTAGAGATATTACTTTGAGAAGACATATGACGGTATTATTAAGTCAAAGAAGTACACTATATAATATTACATCCAGAGGTGATAGTTATTTAAGAGGGTTTGCATATGGTGGACCTACTATGAAAAGTTTAGATATATACACTAATCCTTTTTCATCTAGCAATATGTATTCCGGAACACACACTTTGGCACAAACAACAGCAATTGCTGGAAGTATTAATGGTACGAACAAATACATTGCTCCTTTGACAATGAGCAATTGGGCAGACCATAGAGCAACAGGTTTTAGTGATACAGATATAGACGGAGAAAGATTTACATTAGCTGAATATGCAATTGATGGTATGAAACAACCAATAACAATACCAACAGAAATCAAGGTATCAGCGCCAGCAACAGACTTTTCATTAACAAGTATTAAATTTGATACGACAAGTACAACATTTGATGTAACATAATGGTAAAACTTGTATAAATATTAGGGAATATAGAGAGAATCAATGGCTAAACAAACAATTAATATCGGGTCTTCAGCAGATGACGGAACAGGAACTACGGTCCGTGCTGGTGGTGATTTAATTAACGATAACTTTAACGAAATCTATACTGAATTAGGTAATGGTTCT